AGTAGCTGTTGACCGTGGCATCAGAAATGAGATCACCGAAGACTTCATCGCAGGTCTGAAGAATCTCTTTGAAGAGCACTACATCTCTATCCCCGACGACAAAGTTGATGTGGTAGAGGGTATGGCCGAATCAATTCGTGAGATGGAAGAGCGCCTTGACGAACAGGTCAAAGCAAATGTGAAACTACAAAATCGTCTGAATGAGTCTGCCAAACTCAACATTCTGAACACTGTTTCGGAAGGACTAGCAGATACTCAGAAAGAAAAACTCGCAGCACTTGCTGAGGGTTTAGAGTTTGTTTCCGAGGAAGCATTCTCTAAGAAGGTTGCAACTATTAAGGAGTCATACTTCAAAGAAGCAGCCGCACCTGCAGCAGAGGTTGCAGATGAAACTCCAGTTGAGTCGGAAGAAATGTCACCAGCAATGGCAGCATATCTTCAGGCAATGAATCGCTGGAAGTGATTATAAATTAAACCCCTATTTTTCCAATCGGAGCTAAAAATGTTTAACGCAAAAGCTCTAACAGAAAAGTGGGCACCTGTTCTAGGTCATGAAGGCTCATCCGCCATCACCGACAACTATAGAAAGAGTGTTACCGCTGTTCTGTTAGAAAACCAAGAAAGATTCATGCGCGAAGAGCGCGGTATGCTAGCAGAAGCTGGTGGTGCTGCAGGTAACTCTGCTGGTGCTATCGGTGGTAACGCACTCTCAGGTTCAGGTCTAACCACCCAGACTGGTGGTCTTGCTGGATTTGACCCTGTAATGATCAGCCTCATCCGTCGTGCAATGCCTAACCTCGTTGCTTACGACATCTGTGGCGTTCAACCAATGTCTGGTCCTACTGGACTAATCTTCGCAATGAAGTCACACTACGAAGGTCGTGGTGGTGTTGAGGCACTCTATAACGAGCCCGACAGCGACTTCTCTGCAGGTTATGACGCAACTGCAAACGCATACGATACTGCAAACCCTGTTGCTGGTAACGATCCTGGTCTTCTTAACGATACCCCCGCTGGTACGTATGACCGTGGCGTAACCCCAATGGCACGTGAAGACGCTGAAGCTCTCGGTGAGAGCGGCAAACTCTTCCGCGAGATGTCATTCAGCATTGAGAAGACTGCTGTGACTGCAAAGTCCAGAGCTCTCAAGGCAGAATACACTCTAGAACTAGCACAAGACCTCAAGGCAATTCATGGTCTTGATGCTGAGCAAGAACTCGCTAACATCCTTTCAAGCGAGATCCTTGCTGAAATCAACCGCGAAGTCGTTCGTACTGTTTACACCATCGCTAAGCCTGGTGCTCAGAACAACGTTGCTAACGCTGGTCGTTTTGACCTTGACGTTGACTCAAACGGTCGTTGGTCCGTTGAGAAATTCAAGGGTCTAATGTTCCAGATTGAGCGTGACGCTAACGCAATCGCACAAGAGACTCGTAGAGGAAAGGGCAACTTCATCATCACTTCTGCTGATGTTGCTTCTGCTCTCGCTATGAGCGGCACCCTTGACTACTCCTCAGGTCTAACTGGCGCTGGTGGTCCTTCCATCGGTGAAGTTGATGACACTGGTAACCTCCTAGTCGGCACCATGAACGGTCGCATCAAGGTCTACGTTGATCCTTATTCTGCGAACGTCTCCAGCAGCCACTACTACGTTGTTGGTTATAAGGGTACTTCACCTTATGACGCAGGTCTCTTCTACTGCCCATACGTACCCCTCCAGATGGTCCGTTCAATCGGTCCTGACACCTTCCAGCCTAAGATTGGCTTTAAGACTCGCTACGGCATGGTTGCTAACCCATTCGTTGTCCAGTCTAACGGTACTCCTGATGCTGAAGCACTCACCGCTTCACGCAACCAGTATTATCGTCGTGTTAGAATTGAGAACCTCATGTGATTCTCATTCACAAATCAACACAAGGGACCCTTCGGGGTCCCTTTTTTATTAAATAGTATTACTTGCTTATAGGATAATGCCAAGAGGAAGAATGCAAAAGGTTGACATTCTACCCAGAGTGCTTAAACTAAAAACGGAACTCTACGAAGGTAGATACGAAGGCGCTAGTGAAGAATGGATGAATGGAGCACATTATTCGCTCAATCAAATTCTTAATATCTTAAATGAGTATAGTAATTAATGGATCCTGAACAGAAGAGAGAATTTTATAAATCCTTACGAGAGAGAATCCTGCAACTGAGAATGGGTCATCTTTTTGAAGAACCATGCCCACTCTATGAACCAGAATGGGATGAAGATCTTTGGGATTGTAGGTTAAGTTATGACCACGATGAGGAAAACCAATGAAGTATCAGTTAACTCTTATTGCTTGCTTTTTTCCACTTGCTTTAATCTACATAGTAATGAAACTTGCTGTTTGGATTGAATCTGTTAATGCTGAACAGAATTATGTTAGACGAGAACCTTTACGAAAACGAGGACCCTACGTGGAGAATCCGTATGCAGACGTTGACGAAGATGAAGAGGAATATGGAGATCGCACAGATTATAGATGAATCTCTCCTAGAGTATTATTCGGAAAAAGGTTTAGAAGTCCCTCAGTGGAAGACAAAGAAAGATCCCGATTGGTGGAGGGAGTATCTTATTAGTTTAGGTCTTGATCCTAACAACCCATAAATATTAGGTAGCTTGGGAAGTTGACATGCCTGCTGAATGGATTTCACAGCAACCTAGTAATAGAAATTTTTTATCTCCTGTAGGTTTCAAATTAGACCTTGAAATTTTTGACGGGGTAGATTTCTTTTGCCAGTCTGCTAGCATTCCAGAGATTGCTATGCCATTCGCTGAAGTCAATACTCCATTTAGAAACGTCCCTATTGTTTCCAGTGGTGGCGTTTCTTATGGAGATTTAAATGTAAGGTTTATTATTGACGAAGATCTAAAAAATTATTTGGTCATCCACAATTGGATTAAAAAATATGGTCTGGCAGAAGGAAAGTCTGATGGTCCTGATGCGTACTCAAATGCCAGACTTCAAATTATGACATCGCATAATAATGTGAATCATATCGTAGAGTTTATAAACATATTTCCAATAAGCTTGTCCAGTGTCCCCTTTGATGCTACAGTGGGGGATGTAGAATACTTACTTGCGGACGTAACGTTTAAGTTTGAAACCTACACTATTCGCGATGAAAACTTTAGATCACTTTCATGAATTTTGAAACCCTTCGTAATAAATTTGAAAAACTGAGAGAAGACTGGGCAGAAGATAGTGCCGTTGACTTTCAGTTCAAGAACAAACAGTATACCACAGATCTGGGGCAACTCGCGTTAGACATCCCTTTCCAACATAATAAATACTTAAACCATTACACTGACATTCAGCAGATCAAAACCTCGCTGGAGTTTGAGATCCGCAAAGTGGTAAAAGAGAAACGTGAGTATTACTCAGGCGAAGCAGACGCAAAAACTTACGCCTCTAAACCATTCGGATCATCCATTAAAACTTCTGAAAAAATGAAGGTCTATCTAGAGAGTGATGACGAAATCATCAATCTAGAAGCAAAGATCAAATATCTAGACCAGATGCTTTACTGGTTGGATCAGGTTATGAAACAAATTTCTAACCGAGGTTTTCAGATCAAGAGTGCCATTGAGTGGGAGAAATTTGTAAATGGACAATGATGACCACCCTCAGTATCAAAAAGAAAAACGAAGTCTACGTGACTGTACAGTCCGCTGAGCCTCATGTTCATCATGAGCTCTCGGACTATTTTTCGTTTGAAGTTCCCGAAGCAAAGTTTCTAAAGAAGAACCCACGCTACAAATACTGGGATGGAACTATTCGTCTGTACTCCCCAGGTACAGGCGAACTTTATGGTGGGTTGATGAAACACCTACAGGTCTGGGCAGATGAAAGACAATATACTATTGAGTATGAAAAGAATGATTGGTATGGAGATGTTGAAGAGACAAATGATTTTGTGTCTCCTGCTGGCATCAAAACCTTTATGGACAAGATCACCCGAACGGGAATTACTCCACGCTCATATCAATACAATGCGGTATACGAAGCAGTAAAGAACAACCGCAAACTTTTACTTTCTCCTACGGGGAGCGGGAAGTCTCTGATGATCTATTCCCTCGTCAGATACTATACTGCTACCAACAAGAAGACGCTCATCATCGTGCCTACTACGTCCCTCGTAGAACAGATGGTCAATGACTTTAATGACTACGGATGGAATGCTGATGATCATGTTCATAAGAT